GTAGAAGAGGTGGATAAGTTAGAAAGAGAGGTTTTTGATGCGATAGGGTATCAAATTAATTTAAATTCACCTATTCAAGTAGCACAAGCATTTAGTCGGTTGGGTATAGATACCGGAGAAAAGACGGAGACTGGAAATATGGCAACTGGTATTCGTATTTTGGAAGGGTTGCCAGAAGAAGTTCAAAATAAATATCCTGCTTTAAAATCTTTTGTAAGGTACAAGGAAACCTTTAAATTACTGTCCTCTTATTTTTCAGTTTTGAAAAAGGAATATGAAACTAAAGGGTTTTTACGTGGAAGTTATAAAACCACAGATGTTCCGACTGGTAGACTTGCAGCTGGAAAAGATGGGAAAAATACATATTTTTCACCAATTAATTTACAAGCATTGCCAAAACCTCATGTATCTATGTACGATGTATTTGATTTAGGGGATAGAAATTTATTTAGTAAGAAAGATAATATTATTCTTGGGTATCAGTTCATTTTGTCAAAGTCTGATGAAAATAAGAAACATATTATTCCAGATGATAAAAGATATATAGGTCAAGCAGAAGGGATGAATCCTAAATTAAATGTTAGAGATTGTATTACAGGAAAAATGTACAAGGATTCAAAAGAAGATGAGTGGGTTTATTTAGCAGCAGACTATGCAGCACAAGAACTTCGTATTACAGCAAATATGTCAAGGGAACCTGTATGGTTAAATGCTTTTATTGAAGGTAGGGATGTACATAAAAGTACTGCGGTAGCTCTTTGGGGAGAAGAAAATTATAATAAGGATTTAAGAAAACGTGCAAAAGGGGTTAATTTCGGTGTTATTTATGGTATGGGAGCACCTTCGTTAATTGACCCTCATTATGGTATTAGTACTCTTGAGGAAGCTGAAGAGTTTTATAATAAGTATAAGAGTGCGTTACCTACACTTTTTCAGTGGATTGATAGGGTTCAAAGAAGGGCAAGAAGGAATGGAACTGTTAGTACGTTTTTTGGACGTCCAAGAAGAGTTAAAGGGTATTATGATACTAAAAAAGTAGGGTTTGCAAATAGAACAGCAATAAATACTATGATTCAGGGTACTGCAGGGGATATGTTGAAAATAGTGATGTGTAGACTTTGGGGTAGACTGTTAAATAATCCAGAGTATGAAAACGATGTTGCCTTTAGGGTAACGATTCACGATGAAATTCAGTATGCTTGCAGAGCTTCAAGATGTAATGAGATTTTAGGTATTATTGAAGATACACAAGCTATGCAACTTGAACAGTGGCCTGTTAAGATTGAGACAGAAGGGTCTATTGGTTGGTCTATGGGTAGTTTATTTGCCTGGGAACGTGTAAAAGATGAGACTTCGCCTTGTGGTTATTGGTATAAACCTAAATTGGAGTAATAGTTATGGATAATTTTGTTTTTAAAGAATTAAGTAAAGATGATTTATTAGAGTATGAAAAGTCTGCAAAGGTTTTTAATGTTAAAAGGGAGGATATAGAAAATGAAGAAATAAGTTTAGTATCTTTTTTCGATGATAAATTTGGTTCTTCAAAAGAGGATTTGTGCATAGCTGTATCCTTAAATGGTTCTAATTTTGAGTTGGTCAGGAAAGATTTTTATTCTGACTATGATTATGTTAAATTGTCAGACGTTTTAGATGGTGTAAAGTATGATAGGGTATTAGTCATAATAAGACGAATGTCTAATATGATTTTTGATAAGGTAAGGTCAAGTGTATCTTGTTACATATACTCTATTATAAATAAAGATTTTGAAAATTGTGTAATACCTAAAAATATTGTTGGTGTTTTAGCTAAAAATGTGGTATATTTAAGTAAAAATATTTCTGAAACATTGGAAGATATTAGTAAAAGGGAAGATATTAGTGTAGTAGAAAAGAAAGAAATTATAGATTGGATGGGGTCAATAAGGGGGAAATAATATGAGTAGAGAGATTAGTAAAAATGAAGAAATTACTTTAAAAATTTTAGGAAAAAATTTAAGATTTATTCGTAAAAATCTTTTAAATCTTACATTACACCAAATGGTAGAGTTGACGGGTGTATCAAGAGATGTTTTGTGCAGAGTTGAAGATATGGCAAATGGGATAGACGGAAAGAAGGCGTATCCAAGCATTTACACTATTATTAAAATTGCAAGTGGGTTAGGTGTAAAACCCTCTTTTCTGTTAGACTGTGATATTTCTATGTCAGATAAATGTCAAAGTATTGTACTGTCAAATTGTAATAACGTAAATACTACAAAAAATTTAATAGCAATATAAAATATAAATAGGGGGAGTAATCATGGCGGTAAGTGTAGGAAAGACTATTAAAGAATTAAATGAAGAGGTTGTAAAATTAGGAATTCTTGACAAGGTTGTTCCAACAGGTAAAAATGGTAAAATTAAAAAAGAAGATTACATCAAACCCATAAGAGACTATAATCTTATTCAGAGGTATGGAAATTTAAACAATATTCCAAAACATCTTGAATTGGTCTTATCTTTAAAATCACCTATGTTGGCAGGCAGGATTGATAATTTAAAACCAGAACAACAGGAAGAAGTTTGGAATTCTGATGAATGGGATATGGAACAGAAGTTAAATGGTGTAAGGTGTTTTATTATTAACGATGGTTCTGGGATACAGTTATATAGCCGTCATAATAGCGATGTCGATTTACTCCCTATATCTTTTACTGAAAATGTTTTATTCCCCGATAATTGTGATTTGTCCACTATTTCAAAAGAATTTATTTTGGATTGTGAGTTAACTTCTGATGATACAAATATTTGTACAATACTTGATGGGTATGGTGTAAATACGGAATCACAATTACAGGCAGTTACATCTATTTTAGGTTCATTGCCTGAAAAAGCAATTAAAATCCAAAGAAATAATAATTTGTTTTTGGTTTTTAATACGTTTGATTGTTTGTATTATGATAAACAGTGGATTATGAATGAACCTCTTTATAAGAGAAGAGAGGTAGCAGAAGAGATTATAACATCTTTGGAAAAGTGCGGGTTTAATATCAGACGTGTTCCTCATACTAATAAAAATAAGAAAGAGTTTTTTAAACGCTTTATTGATATGGGTATGGAAGGGACTGTTGCAAAAAGGTTAAATGGTATTTATATTCCTGATACTACACGTAACTTTAGAGGATGGGTAAAATGTAAAAGAAGTTTGTCTGCCGCTTTACAAAGTTATAAAACAGGTGAACTTGATTCTGCCGAGTTTTTCGCTTCAGATAATGCTCTTGATGATATTTTGGGTGGTATTAGCTTTGGAGATACTATAGATGCTTTTATTACAGGATTTGAGCCAGGAACAAAAGGTTCCGCATTTGAAAATATGGTAGGTTCAGTATGTATTTCCGTGTTTATTTGTAAAAAAGATGGTACTTTGGAAAAGAAAGAAATTGGAAAGTTTTCTGGTATTACATTAGATGTAAGACGAAATATGACTGAAATTATAGACGGTCAACCTAATTTAAGAGCAGAGTATTATAATAAGGTTGTTGAAGTTGATGGTCAAAATATGACTAAAAATGGTAGGTTCCAGCACTGTAAATTTATTAGGTTTAGACAGGATAAGTTGCCAGATAGTTGTATTTTGGATGAGGAATTTTTAAATTCGCAGTTATTTTAGGGGGGTTGCGATTATGAAAAATTCTGATTCTGAAAAAAGTAATTTATTGGTAGATGAAGAGTTAGCTTTAAAGTTTAATAAACAAGCTTTAATTGTAGCAAGAGATTTAAAGAAAAAGTATTATTCGGTGTTTCATTATATTACAGAGGAAGATTTAATTAATGAGTGTTGGGATAAAATTTCAAGACAAAATATAGGATATGATAGTAATAAAGGGTGCAAGTTTGAAACTTTTGTACGTATGTTAGTTTCAAACAGATGTATTGATATGAGTAGAAGATTTGAAAAATTAGAAAATACAACCTCATTAGATAAAGATGTATCTAAAGACTCTGAAGGAGCTACACTTATGGAGTTTGTTGAAGATAAAAGGTGTTATGATGATGGTTTTTTTGAAATTGAAAGCGTTATAGACTCTTGTAATTCAGATTTTGGAAAATCACATCTTAAAATTATTTATCATAGAAAAAAGTGTGGGTATACAGATTCAGAGATTGCAAAAGAACTAAATGTAAAAGTTTCAGTAGTTAAAAATACTTTAAAGGACATGAAACCTGTTTTTATGTCAAGGTTACATGGAAATTATAGAACACTTGAAGATGTTTTGTATGGTGACGAAGAGTTTTTATGTAAAAACAGAGAAGTTATTGTTAATACTCTTTCTTATGTTTCTGATGAATCAGGAATAAGTCTTTCTGATATTGTAGGTATGGTTATTGATGGTGCATCTTATCGTCAGATACAAAATTCTTTAGGTGTTAGTATTGATAGTGTTAAAGATTTATTAAATAAGTACATGAAGTTGAAGGTGGCATTATGACGGATGATTCTGTTATTAATAGGTTAGTAAGTAAGGATTATTCAATTTGCCCATGCCTACTAATTGGAAAATCTGTCAATATATTTAAACATGAGTTTTCTGGTGGAATTATTAGAATTTACAATTTAGATGATGTAAGAAATGTTGTAGAGGAATATAGTGGTATTTCCAATGTAAGAGACGGTGTACTTGTGCTTGAGGGCATAGGGTATCTTTCTAATGTTGGACAAAATTCTCTTTTAAAGTTTATCGAGGAAAGTAAGATACCACTTATACTTCTTTCCTATAAAGATAAGATTTCGCCAATTATCTTGTCACGAATGAAAGTTGTTTATAAGTTATGGTATCCTGTAAAAAGTTTAAGTTTTTCAAGGGTAGGAGATGCTATAAAAGCTCTTGAAGAAAAGAAACAAGGTAATAATAAGATGTCAGAAAGTGAAGAAGTTCAGTTTTTGGCAGATAATTGTCCTACTTTGTATTCTATTAATCAACAAGCTGGGGATAAGTTTGACTATATGAATAAAAGAATGATTTCCATTATGTGCAGCAAGAAGGGTAATGTATGAATAGCCTTGTTGGTAAGTTTGTTAAAACAGTAGAAGGTGACATAAACAATACAGGTATTTTGAGTTTTATGTACCCTGGATTTGTTACCCGTGATGAAGTGTTTTATGATAATGATTATGATGTTTTATATACGGGTAAAATTTATAACGGATTGAGGAAAGAGTTAGAGTCAAATACAAAATCATTTATATGTGTTTGTAATTTTGGGGTTTATGACTTTGATTTTACAAGTCGAAAAAGGGTTTTAGAGGTTTTATCTGAAAAGTGGAATAAAACTTTTAAAGATGAAATAGTTGAAACTTTGGAAAACTCTCCAGAACACGATTTTTGGCAGTATTTTAAAAATTACTGGGTTACAGGAAAAAGCACTATAGATGATTCTGATATTACTTTGTGGGATTTGTATAAGGTTTTGGGTAAGCAGAGGCACGATATTCTCAAAGTGTATCTTAAATTAAAAAAGTTTTATAACAACAATTTTATCTTTTCCGGAGTTTTGTCTTTTATTGAAAAAAGCATGGATATTGACAATGTATCGTCACAAAATGGAAGGTATTTAAAAATGCTACAAGATTTCAACAAAGAATACTCTGGGAAAATAATACCTATAGTACAGAGAGCTTATATCATGCCAGGAAGTACAGAGTTGGATAAAGAATATCGAACTTTATGGGTATTAATGCAGATTGGTAAGGGTAATATGGTTTAGAGGTGAACTATGGAAAAAAATAGCGAACAAACTATTTTGGATTTTGAGGTGCAGATTGATAGTATAATGAAGGATTTAAGGGAGAGGGTAAAAAGTTTATACGATGTTTATACGACTGATACTAAACTTGAAAAGTATAAATTACCACCTTATGAATTATTGTTAAAAGATGTTAAATTAAGATATAAAACTTCTTCTTTGCTGATAGAGTCTTTGGATAATATCAACAATGTTAAATTGAGAATCACTATAGTTTCTAAAAATTTAAATGATATGAGGACTGTACAAATTACTTCTGTATCTAACTATACGCTTGTTGGTAATTTTAGAAATAATTTAAAAAAATACTGCGAAGAGTTAAATGATTATAGGTATGATTTAATGGATTTACAAAAAAATACAAATAATAAAATTAGACTACTTGACTCTATGTCTTATATAGAGTAAAAAGGAGAAATATATGAACGATGTTGAGAAACAGTTTAGGGATAGGGTAGGAAATATTCTTGGAGAGTATTGTCCAAATGAAACTTCATTAAATAATTTATCTGTTTATCTGTTCCGAGAGGTAATTGATGTTTTAATGGAAAACAGAAGTTTAATGAAGGAAGTTTTCATGAATTATCAAAAAAATACAGATATGGATAAAATGACTTTTATTAAGTCAGTTAAGGATTTGTCTGTTTCTTGTACACAAGAATTAGTTCAAAAAGTTTTTGTAAAGTCTTTTACGGAAATGAAAAACAAAGTACCTATGTCTTTTCCTTTAGTTGTAAATGAAAATGGTACTATATTGAATAGGGTGAAAGACTCTGATTTAAATAGAAATGTGGGTCAGTTTGATATTAATATAGAAGATATTCCTAAAGTTGAAAAAAAGGTACAAAAACCTTTACAGAAGGAGAAAGAGTCCTCTAATGTTTTTGATGGTGTAGAGTTGGATTTAGATGAAATAAATCAGAGAACTACAAAACAAAGTAACTTTAGAAAAGCAAATAATAATAACAGTAAAAATAATGTAGAACAAGATTTTATAACAGATGCAAGCGAATTTAGTTCGGAAGTTTATACAAGTGTACCAAAAGTTGAAAGTGGGTTAGATTACTAAAAGTGAAAATGTTTTACGTATAACATGTTAGCAAAGCAAAGACTATATTAGTCAAAGCAGTGCAAATAAAAATTAAAGTAAAGGATGGTAAAAAGTTATGGCAAAACAAGATTTTTCAGATTTTGACAAAATGTTTGGTGGGGATGCAGATGTTCCGTTTTCTACATCTACAAACAATGAAGCTCCTGTAGTTGAAAAGGTAGCAACTCCTGTTCAACCTCAACAAGCTCCACAAGTTCAACCTCAGGTTGTACAGCAGACTGCAACAACTGTAGCAAAAACACAAAGTAACTCTGTAAGTAATGATTATGAGATTACTTTCTCACAGGAAATGGAATCCTCTTTGGAGTCTATGGGTATTTCAGCTGGAGATATAGGGGTCAAAATCAGTAAAGTACCTATTGAACGTTATAAGGCCTCTACTTCAAAAGTTGACAGAATTTCATTTATTACTAAAAGGGTTATTCCTGTGAAGTTCCATTTTGTCGATGGTATCGGTAGTATTCTTTGCTTTAAAGGACGTTGCTGTGATGTGGCTGGGGTTCCTTCTGTAAGGTATTTGTTCCCGATTGCTGTTTATCAAACAGATTCAGAGGGAAATGTCTCTGGAAAGAATATTGAGTTAAAGATTTTGTCTGCTGGCGAGGATTTGTATAAATCTATTGTCACAATTAATAAAGGAACGGCTCAGTATGGTGGTATCGACCATGCAGATTTGTTGGTAACTTGCACAGATGACCAGTTCCAGAAAATTTCTTTAACATTTGCAGGTCCCGCTATTTGGAGACAGTATCGTCAGATTGCAGAGTTCCTTGCCGATAGACTGAATCGTGATGGAGCAAATGCCTATATGGCTATCGCCCGTAAAGTAGATGAAGCAACCTTTAATAAACTTTTACATTTAGATGAAGGTGGGGTTGATGATTCTGAGGCTAACTCTTTTAAGGGTGGAGCAGAGGACTTGTCAAAGTTTTTTGAATAATAAATTTTTGTAATGTTTAAAGGGTTTTTATGAGATACAGAGAAATCTCTGTATCTCATTCTTAATAATAAGGGGTTTAAATTGGTTATTCTTGCACAAGACCCAAGCTTTAATGCTTTGGCTTTTAGTTTGTATGACGGGGAGAATACAGTTTATATTGATAATTCATCCTATACTTTAGGTGAGAGTATAGGGTTTAATAAAGTTTTTGTTGCAAGTATGGATTTGTGGGAACAGTATAAAAAAAGATTAGAACATTTTAGGGTGGGAAATGGTATTAATATTGATGTTATTTTTTCAGAAATACCACCACCTGTAGCTAATTTTGCAGCAGGGCTTTTTGCTCTTGATACTTTTATTTTATATCAGTTGTTTAGAAGTTATTCAACCATAAGAAATGTTTACACAATTCCACCGAGCTATTTGTCAACTGTACATGAAACATCAAAGTATAAGAAAAGCGATTCTACTAAACTTGCAAAATACTTTATTCAAGATGTTTTGTCGGACTATATTAAAGTAGTTGTACCGGATAATGTATCAAGTAGTGGTAGAAGAACAAAAGGACAGATTAATAATGATAGAGCAGAATCTTTTTTGTTTTTATTAAGAGCTTTTTCAAAATATGATATCATGGGGTTAAGAAATAAAATTAATTCAGAGATGAAGGGTTTTGGAGTTGAAGTTGAAAGTTTGTTGATAAAACGATAAGGAGTTTTATATGACTACTGATAATAAAGATATAACAGATTTAACAGCAAAAATTAATAAGTTAAATAAACAGTACAAAAGTGTAAATCAAGTTACCTTTGTAAGAAGTGGGTCTGTTGTATTGGACTCTATTCTTGGTGGTGGTATTCCTATGGGTGTTTTCATATCTTGTACCGCTGAGGAAGGTTGTGGAAAATCTACACTTGCCTTACATATGTCAAAAGTTTTTTGTATGCAGGGTAAAAAAGTATGTTATCTTGATTATGAAGGTGTAAATGATAAACAAATTGAAGGAATTGGATTAAAGGAATATCATAGAACAGATAGTAATCCTGATGGTCCTTTTATTTTGTATCAAGTACAAACTTTTAGGGATGCAGAAACAATACTTGATGAGATAATGTTGTATGTTGACCTTGTAGTAATAGATTCAGCGACAGCTATTTTAACAGAAAAAGTAAAAGGTTCTTCCTCTGAAGATGCTTTACCTGGTGTTGATAGTAGAGTTATGTCTGTATTTTTAAAGAAATACAAAGCCGAATCTATTAGAAACGGAATTACATGGTTTATTATTAATCAGATGAGAACAAAGATTAGTTTTCTTGGTCCTTCTTCTGAAGTTGAGGCTGGTGGTAAGGCTATGAAATTTTACCCAGATATCAGACTTCAAATGAAAAGAGCCTATAAGGGTAGTTTGGAACGTGTAGAGGAGACAGCTATTGGTCAACAAAAGGTTCCTTTTGGAGCAATTTGTATGATATGGGCCGAAAAGAATCGTTATGAAAGACCTAAAATTCCTTTAAATATTGCTATTATATTTGGTAAAGGGGTTTCAAACGAGTATGCTTATTATGATTATCTTACATTTAGAAAAACTATAGTTAAGTCCGGAGCCTGGTATCAAATTAAGTTAAATGATATAAATGTTAAATTAAATGGAATTAATAAGGTTATTGATTGGATTAATGAAAATAAAGATGTAGTACGGAATTATATCAATAGTACTGGTGGGTATAAGTTAATGTTGAAAGAAAGTAAACCTGTTAATATTGGGCTATCTGAGGAAATGAAGGAAGATGTTTATGGTGAAGAGGTTTTGACTGGCGATTTTGATACTATGGTAGATGGACGTGACTTACCTGATAGTATTGAAGATGTTGGAGAGGGTGTAAAAGAGTGAGTGATATTACTATATCTATTAAGGATTTTCAGTCTTTAAAAAATGTTGAAATTGAACTTGTTCCAGGGTTGAATTTAGTGGTTGGTAAAACTAATATTGGAAAGACAGCTATTATTAGAGCTATTGATTCTGCATTATTTAATATAGGAAACGATGATTTTGTACGTTCCGGTCAGAAGTTTTGTGGTGTTTCTATTGATAACGGAACACATAAAATGACTTATGCACGTTCTGCTGTTGGTAAGAATGAAAAAACCGCATATCAGTTTGATGATGGTGTAGTGCAACGTAAGGTAGGAAGAACGCAACTTGAAGAAGTACAAAAGTATTTTAATATCCGTGATGTTAGAATGCAGAATGGTACAAAAGTCAAGTTAAATTTTTGGTATCAGAATGATAAGCCATTCTTGATGGATAAAACTTCTGGGCAGTTGTATGAGTTTCTTTCTCTATCCTCATGTGATAAATACACAAAAGTACTGAAAGTTATGCAGGGGGATGAGAAGGCGTTAAAGTCAGATATAGCAATTATCACCTCTGAAATAGATACCTATAAAAAGTTAATTACAAAGAAGCAGGAAGTAGTAAATAAAAATCAAGGGTATGATAAGGTTTATGAAAACGCTGTTATATTGTCAAGAAAAAGTACAAAATTAAATAATTTAATTTCTTTACTAAATGATATCAAGTCTTTAAAAAGTACGATTGAGGCAAAAGGAAATAGGTTGTTTAAGATAAATACTAAACTTGACTCTATGAGATTTGATGATATTAGTAATATCTATCAAAATATAACAAAGTTTTATACTACCTTGTATAATAGAGGTAAGGTTGTAGTAGGGTTACGGAAAAATTTACAAGACATAAAAAGTAAAGAGTTATATGTGAGCAGTAAAAAGTTTAGTGTTTTTGATAATGTTGACTTTACCTTTATAAAAGAGAAGATTAATAGTCTTATTCTTTTAAAACAGAAAATAAAAATTATACACGACTCTGCTTATTATTGTGTATCAAGTAAAAATAAAATAAATGGTAAAATAGATGAATCGGTAAAAATATCAAACTCTCTTTATAGTGATTTGAGTACGGATTCAGGTGTTATTAAAAAACTAAAATCAAAGTTTAGCAGTTTAAAAAATGTCTTTAAAGTTTTAGATGAAGTAAAGTCTGTAAACGATAAGATATTAAAAAAGGAAAAGTCTTTAAAATCTGTTATAGAGAAGGTACAGAAGGCAGATGAAGACTTTGAAAGTTTTAAATTAGAGGCTGGGTACTGTCCGTTATGTGGTACTATTTTTACAAAAGATAAGGAGGACTAATATGTCTAATATTGAGGAAGTAAAAGAAAAGTTTGAATCTTTACAGAAAATTAATCAAAGCCTGAAAGAGGAAAAAATAAGGGTAGAATCGGAAATTCAAACACTGAAAAATACCTATAATGAAAAATTAGATTCTTTATTGAAAGAAACAGGCACATCTACTTTAGAAGAAGCAATTGAGTACTGTACAAAAGAAAAAGAAAAACTTGATAAGGAAATTTCTGAACTTGATAGTAAAATTTCTCAGTATTTAGACACCTATGGGGATGAGTCTGATGAGTAGGGATATTGAAACTTTATTGGAAAAAGCCATATCACATAAAGCTTATCTTGACTCTTGTACTAAAGATATAAAAGAAATGACTTTAATGTCAAGCAAGAAACAGGAAGAACTGTCAAATTTAAATGAATTATACCGTATAACTTCCTATTCGTCCTCATATCTTGAAGGGTTAATTAGGGAAGAGTCTGGTAAGTTTATTAAAAAGTTGAATGATATTCTTGATTACGGGGTAAAAACAATTTTTTATGATTGTGATTATTCTGTAGAAGTTAGGGTATCAGACAATAATAAAGCAACTATACACCTTGTTTACGATGATGAGAATGGTAATAAACTTTCACCAGATGTGCAACAATGTGGTGGGGGAATTAAGTCTGTAATAGGGTGTATATCACAAATTTTTTTCTTGTTTTATTATCATGTAGAACCTGTTTTATTTATGGACGAGTCTTTATCTCAAATTTCTTCACAGTATCTTCCACATGTTATGGATTTGATAAATGAACTTGCCAAAAAGAATGGGTTAAAGGTTTTGTTGATTACTCATGATGTTAGGATGTTGGCTTATGGGGCTAAACAATATGAAATTTCAGATGGTAAAGCACTTTTAGTTCAGGATTCGACTGGGGGTGAGTTTATTGATTAGTCTACACCTTTCAGAGAATGAAACTATTGCTTTTATCGGTGATTTACATTATGATAATCATACACCAGAGTCAAGAATTGATGATATTCAAGTTACTTTGTGTGAAAAGCTAAATAGTGTTTTAAAAAGTTGCCTTAAAAAGAATGTAAAACATTTATTTTTTGAGGGAGATGTTTTTAATCGTATAGCTTGTTCCCATGAAAGTATTAATACGTTGGGAAATTCTCTTTTACAGTTTATAAAAAACGGAATTACTCTATATACAATACTTGGAAATCATGATATTGTAAGGAATAATTTGGAGCATATAGAGAAAAGTCCTATACAGACGTTGTTTACTTTTGGTGTATTGAAACATATTAATTTGCAAAATCTTGTTGAAATAAATAATAGGGTTTTAATTACACCTGTAGACTACACTGAAACATTAAAAGAAGCTGTAAAATCTTATGATTATAATATTTTATTAGCACATGTTTTTTATGAACAAAAGGGTTTTTTAGCAGAGGATAAACATAATGTAACGGAAAAACAGTTAAGAGAGTTAGGTTATGATTATGCTTTTTTTGGTCACGACCATGAGGAATATCCTCTATCTTATTGTGATAAGTGTCAAGTTTATAGAACAGGCTCGGTTTTAAGGGGTACATCTCATAACTACAATTTTAATAGAATACCGAAGTTTGTTGTTATGAGTGGGTTTGATAGTAAACTATCTTGTGAGGTTGTGGAAATTCCATGTAAGGATTATGAACTTGTTGCAAGTGAGTATTCTTTAAATAAAAAAAGACTTGGAAGTGCTTCCGGGTTACAAAATGTTTTGTCAGACCTTGCAGATAAGTTGTCAGAATCTAATCAATCTGATGGTGATAGAATATATGAAATTATTAAAACAGATAAAAATTTACCACAAGATTGTAGAGGACTAATTTTAAAATATATAGCAGAAGGGGGAAATTGAAATGTCCGAAGAGTTGTTAAATGAAAATGTGTTAGTTGAAGACGCTCCTGAAAGTGTGTCTTTGGAAGAGTTGCTTGGGTTGACTGATGTTGATTTAGGTGAATCTACTTCTAAAAAAGTTTTTGAGGTATCAGAAAAAGACGATATTGATGTTGAAGAGCCCCATATCAAAATACCTACAAAAAGGGTTAGTGAAGTTTTAAGTGTTTCTTCTTTGGTTTCAGCGGCAGGTGAAAACTCTTTTGAAGGTAAAGTTGTTGCTTTAAAGGTAGGCTCTGAGGGTAATGTGAAATTCATGTTATCTGATAATAAGAGGGTGATTGAAAGAACTGTTCCTTTGTTAAACACAGAAAATTATTTTGAAGGGTTTTTGGTATTTTCTTCCTCTTTAATTATGAGATTGTTAAAGGTATGTACTTCTATCTTTACTTTAGTTGAAAAGACAGTAAAAGATGAAGTTAGTGGTAAAGATAAAAAGAAGTATGTTTTAAAGATTCGCGGTGGTGAAATTTCCCTTGACGCAATTAATATTCCTGAAAGTAAGTTTACTTATAATTATGATGTAAGTAAAAAGGAATATAATAAAGAACCTGTTTTAAGTTCTATCAAAAAGTTGTATGCTTTCGCTTCTACTTCTATTCGTTCAGGGAAAAGTATTGATTTTAGTGGTAATATTGTCTCCACTTCACCTATTAATAGTGTAGCAAAAGTTCGTATTAGTGAAAATTTACCTTCTTTCAAACTTTCTTTAGTTGATTGTAAAATCTTACATACACTTGGAAGTATTGATGATGGTGATAAATTGTCTGTTAGTGATGATGGAAAAGTTTTTTCCGGAAATGGGTTCAATTTTAAAACGGAATCTTATCCTGTTTCCACTACTTCTTTTGGTGAAGTTGCCGATAGAATGTTTGAGGGTGAAAATTGTGAGATTGATGACGTACATTTAACCCAAATTACAGAACTTTCTTGTGCTCTTGATACTTCTACGGGAAATTTAAGGTTCAATTATGAAGATGATGGACTTGTGAAATGTACTTTGTTAACAAAACGGGAAAATAGTAAAATTGTTATTCAAGGAAACAGGAATGAAAATGTATCACCCATGAGTAGTGATGTAGAAGTTTCTGCCTATAATTTAAAGGGTGGACTTACTGTATTTAGCGGGGATTCTACTTTGTTAATGAGAGTTTCACCTGATGGGGTGTCTTTTGAAAGTTCAGATACTAAATTAGCTGTTCTTGGGAAAGTTGTACAGTCAAAATAATTATCAGTTTAATAGGGGGAATGAGATACTTCCCCCTTTCTTTAAATTGGAGGTAACTATGGGTAAAATGTATGCTTGTGGGGATGGTATTGTTTTCCCTGAGGGCGGTTGGAGTTTTGAAGGGAAGGTTCCCTCTATTTTTCAGACGCATGCAGGTAAATCTATACCACTTTATAAATATAATCATGAATTGGTTAAAATGGTAGCAGATAGTATATATGAAAGTAAGAGTAAGTTAAAGGTACTTGATATAGGGTGTTCGACGGGTGAGTTGGAAGTTAAATTAAGTGATTATTATGGTGAGTGTATTGAGGTTGATGCTATAGATACATCAGAGGGAATGATAAACCTTTGTCCTGTATCTAAAAATTATCGGTTTAAGTGTTGTGATATATTAAATGCTAAATTAAAAGGAAAGTACGATTTAATTGTTATTTTGTACACGTTACAGTTTGTAAAAGATATAGAAGGGTTTGTAAAAAGTCTTAAAAGGTATGTAAAAAAGGATTCTGTTATTGTTATTGCAGATAAGTTTGTTTGCAGGGAACCGTTAAATAATTATTTATATACACGATTTAAAGAAAAGGAATATTCAAAAGATGAAATTAAAGGGAAAGACAAAGCCTTGAAAAATATACAAAAACCTATTAGTTATGGGACTATAGATTACTTTGCAAGGGAACTTGGATTGTATAATTTTGAACAGGTATTACAGTGTTTTCAGTTTAAAACTTATATTTTGTATGGGAAGGAAATTTTTAAATGAAAGTTGGAAATCAGTATTCAGAAGCCTTTAGGCAATATGAATTAGAACATGGTATCGACATTTTTAAAGAATATAAAAAACCAGATATTACGGAAGAAAAGAAACGTGAGCTTGAGGACTGGGTATTTAATTTATTACGTTCAAGAAATGAAGTTCCTAAAGTTGTTTGGAATGATAACTTAATTAATAAGAGTTTGGTTACATTAAGTGAGACAGATTCTTATAGTGTTTATAAAAATGGAGAGTTTGGATTATCCAGTATGGGGATTGATGTTTTGTATCATTTTTTCCCTGAAATTGATGATGTTGAAAAGCAGGGTATGAAGTCAATTAATCAATTTTTCCATATGGATAATAAATTAAGAAGGGTTGTTAGGAAGGCATTAAGTTATGCTGATTCAGAATTAGGTATCTATCGTATGTTTTTGTTATGTGGTGCAGGATATTGTGTCAATTTTAGGCCAGCAGTAGCAAAAGCATTTTATGAAGTTTATGGTATTAGAGAGGGTTGTAAAGTTTTTGATAGTTCTTCTGGGTATGGTGCTAGGTTACTTGGAGCACATTTTGCAAAAAATGTAATAGAATATCTTGGTATAGACCCGAATACTGCTGATTCATGTAAACGAGAGATAGACTTTTTATCAAAAAGTTATGATACTGGTACTAAAGAACAAGTATTGAAAATGGGTTCAGAAGACTTCACTATTAAAAATTTTCCACAATATGAAAATTATTTTAATCTTTCTTTCACTTCTCCACCATATTTTGATACAGAACGTTATTCAGAAGATGAAACGCAATCCTATAAAAAGTTTCCCACTTATGCGGGATGGGTAAAAGGTTTTTATCAAGAAACGATAAATAATACGTGTGATGCATTACGTGAAGATGGAGTTTTCGGTATCAATATTTTTGAAAAAGTACCAAAAATAAAAGAGTTAACTAAATTATTTTTAGCAAATAATGGTTTTTATTTATACAAGGTTGACAAGTATTTGTTACGTTCACTTCCTGGACTAATTACGGATGAAGAAGGGAATAGGGTAAAACGTTCCCATGAGATAGGATTAAATTATGAACCAATATGGGTGGCAAAGCATTATAATCAGTTATATAAAGATGGATTAATTGATAAAGAAAGATTAAATAAGTTCAAGGAAAGAAATATTAGAGGAAATAAGAAATGAGATTGATGAACCAATATTCTATGGATATTTTAAAGTATTCACAGGATAATGGAGTTGACATTTTTAAAGAATATAAAAAGTCAAACATTACGGAAGAAAGAAAAAAAGAATTAGAAGATTGGTTATTTAATTTGTTACGTTCAAAAAATGAGGTTCCTGTACCTCAATATACGAAAAATCAAGTTATACAAAATATAACAAGATTAAGTAATGTGGATTTAAGTACAGTATATAAAGATAATCAGTATTGGTATAACGCAACTTGTGTAAATTTATTAAGTAGTTTCTTTCCTGAAATGTTCAATGTTCGTAAGGGGGCAGGAAGAGACCACCCTACTATAAATGAGTATTTTTATGATGATTATATGTTACGGAAAACAATTAAAAAGGTTTTATTGTATGATAAATCAGAACTTTCAATACTTACATGGTTAAAATTAGCAGGTGCTGGGTTTTGTTCAAATTTTAGACCTGCTTCTGCTATGGCAATTTATAAGTTTTTTGGTAAGGAAAAAGATTGTAAAGTTTTTGATTCGTCTGCTGGGTATGGTGCAAGGTTGTTGGGTGCCCATGTAGTTGACAATGTTTCTGAATATTTAGGTATTGACCCAAACACTGCAGATTCATGTAATAAATTAATTAAGATTTTAGATGAAGATTTTGACACAAATACGAAAAAGAAAGTGTTAAAAATGGGTTCAGAAGATTTTACTGTCAGTGATTTTCCTGAATATAAAGAATATTTTGATTTGTATTTTACCTCACCCCCGTATTTTGACACTGAAAGATATTCTGATGATGAAACGCAGTCTTATAAAAGATTTCCAACGTATGAAAAGTGGATAAAAGGGTTTTATAGAAGTACAATTTATAATGCCTGTGATGTTTTAAAGAAAGACGGTATTTTTATTTTAAATATTTTTGAAAAAGTACCAAACATAAGAGAAATTACAAAATTGTTTTTAGCCGATAAAGGGTGGTACATCTATAAAATAGATAAATATCTTATGAGAACTTTGCCAGGTTCAATACATAAATTTGATAAAGAAGGAAAACCTATAGTAAGGGATATGACTTTGGGGAAAAATTTTGAACCGATTTATTATGCAAAGTATTATAAACAGTTATTAAAAGAAGGGTTGATAGATAAAAAGTTGGCAGACTTATATAGCAAAAGGGTTATAGTTTAAATGGTTTTATATATAATATTGTAGATAAGTTCTACAATATTATTTTATTATGGTGGTAGGTTCGGAGGTATATCATGAACACAAAATTAGCAAAAGAGTTAGGTTATTTAGGAGTAAATGTTGACCAAAATGTAGCCATTGATTGGATGCAGACTGAAGTTGTCAATAAAGCGAGACAGGGAGATAAAACTGCTTTATACAAGCTGTATAATTTTGCCAGACATTCTGAGGATTCAGCTGTTGTAACGTTTGCAAGAAATCAGATTGCTTTGTTAGCCCAGTTAGAAGAAGATTATTAATTTAGGGGTGTTTATATTATGGATATAAGGGAAATGAATGTTTTACTTGGTTCTCTTGGTGTAAATGTTGACCAAAATTTAACGATTGACTGGGTAAAAACCGAGTTAGTTAATAAGGCAGAGCAGGGTGATATTAATTCTGTTTATAAAATGATAAACCTTGCAAGACATTGTCCTCAAAAAGATATTGTACTTTTCATTGTACAGAATTTAAATCGTTTAGGTTATGAAGTTCCTGATTATTCTGGTTTATCCGCTACTGAAGAGGAAGAAACAGAAGGTATTGTTTTCAGTAAAGCAGACCCTAAAGATGTTGTAATTACTCCAGAAGACCCTGAAAATAATGATATAACAGGGTTAAAGGTTGGAGACGCAGATGTTGAAAGTACTAATTATACAATTTCAGAAGATGGTAAAACAAGTATCACTATCAAGAAAGAGTATTTAGCTACTTTGGAGAATGGTAAAGTTACTTTCAAAGTATTGTTAGGCTCTGACGGACATGGAGATTATGAAGTAACGATTGCTGCTTAATCTTGAAACAGTAAATGACACATGACTTATATGAGTTATATGAGTTATGTGTCATTTTTATTTTATACGTATATAAATTTGTAAATAGTGTAACATTTGTAGGATAGAGTTGGAGGATTTAATGGTTATTAAAAGTATGTCAGAGTTGAATAACATACCTTTAAATGGTTGTAAGGTAGTTTCTTTATTTTCTGGTTGTGGAGGTTCTTCTTTAGGTTTAAGGTTAGCAGGTTTTAAGGTTTTATCAGCTGTTGAGTTTATTCCTGAAGCCGTAAAAACATATAAGACTAATTTCCCTAATACATATGTGTATGAAGTCGATATAAGGGATTTAAAAGGACAAGATATTTTATCAAGGTTTAATTTGAAAGTTGGAGAAGTTGACTTATTAGAAGGTTCTCCACCATGTTCAGATTTTTCTAAACAAAGAAATAAAGAGGGGAAAGAAAATAGGGGAAAATATAAAGTCTATTCAGATACAAAACAAAGAGTAGATGATTTATTCTATGAATATTGCAGAATTTTATCTGAAATAAAACCAAAAGTTTTTTTAGCAGAAAATGTTGAAAATTTGATATATACAGATTATTATAAAGAGTTTATAAAGTCTTTTGAAAAAGAAGGGTATGTAGTAAGGTCTAAAGTCTTAAATTGTGAATATTATGGTATACCGCAATCAAGAAAGAGATTGATATTTATAGGGTTTAGAGAGGATATAGGGTTTGAACCCACGTTCCCTAAACAAATTAATGAAAAAGTGACTACAAAAGATGCGATAGGGGATTTAGTTGATTCTGTACCAGATATGGAAATGACAGAGTTAGAAAAACAATATTGTAAAATAATACCTGTAGGGGCTGGAATAAGTTATCTGAAATCATTAAGATTAAAAGGTATTAAAATAATGTTGTTTAATCATAGAAGGGATGTATGGAATAAAGCACATCCTACTTTGGTACATAATACAAGACCTATACATCAATTAAAAAATAGGTGGTTAACAGTTTTAGAGGGAAAGAGGTTACATAGTTTTCCAGATGATTTCATTTTGACTGGAACAACAAATCAACAATGGGAAAGAATAGGTAGAGCAGTTCCGCCGTTATTATATTATATAATAGGTAAACATTTGTATAATACTGTATTTAAATTTATTTAGATTATATTAAGTGGTGATTCATATGTACTATTTTAAAATTTTATCTATATTTTTTATTAGATTTATGTTTTTATTAAGTTTTGTTGTTTGTTTTATAGGTTTTAATTATATTGTTAATAAAAGTAATTTTTTTACAATGATTGTAGATAATTATAAAAATATGTTTAATTTTATATCGAATGTTAGTTATGATGCCGGTATAGTTTTGTTGATGTTTTTGATAGCAATAACAGAGTTATATAAATACTCATGGGATAATTTATTAAATAATGTAAATTGCGCATACCGTGATTCTATTTTGTTAAGGTATGTTCTGTCAGATGAAGATTTACGTTCTAAAATTGAGTCAGGAAATGATATTTACATGGAAGATAGAGTTAATGGGTTATATGCAAAACTTTGTGTTAAAAGAGCAGGTATTGCAGAGGTTGAATTTTTAGGAAGTGGAAAGATTGTTACTTTTAAATTTAAAGATTTATATAAAGAGATAATTAAATTATGTGGTGAAAAGTCTATTACATTATATGATGGGGATGTATTGGCTTATTTGTATGATAGGGGATTTAGAATGTCAAAAAATTAAAAAAAATCTTTAAAATTTTTTAAAAAATTACTTTACATTAAGTAAATCTTATGGTATAATATAATCGAGGCAAGGGTAATGGTTGTTTAGGTGGTAAGGTAAATTAAAGGTATGGAGGTAAAAATCATGTGTATGACTAAAACAAACCTGTTGAAAAATCTTGAAAGATTAGAAGAGCTTAAAAAGCAGGTAGCAGTACTTGAAAAAGAGAAGAAAGCCATTGAAGACATGTTGAAAAAGAATATGGAAGCAGAGAAAAAGTACATTTACGAAGCTGGACCGTATAAGGTAACCTACAATGAAGTCAAACAAACAAAACTTGACCAAAAAGCATTAAAAGAAGGGGATTTGGAGGTTTATAACAAATATCTCAAAGAGACTTCTTACCGTAAATTTCTTGTAAGTCTGATTTAAGTAAGGGTTATATATAGGTATAGTAAACGAAGTAAGATAAAATTATTCAACATACCCCAGATGTAAAAGTCTGGGGTATTTTATTTTTATGGAGAGGAATGATATGGCAAAAAGTTTTATTGGTAAGGTGACATCAAAAATAGATAAATATGTAAAAGAACATGGAAGAACTTTAAGTAAGATTTTTGTTTGGTTATTTGCTTTAGTACTAATTTTGTGCGGGGTTATTTCAGTTTTTGGTTTCCTTGTAGATTTTATTAGACAGGGGGTCGCACCTTATAAAGCTATTAATGATTTTGTAAAAGAATATTTTTCTGCGTCTACTATAGCCGCTTTTGGTGTTATAGGGGTACTGTTAATTGATAGAGATTCATCAGGTATTCCAGATAAGTTTGAATGTGAGTTAGATAAACTGAAGGAAAGCATTGCTAAAAATGTAAAAATGTTTGAGTAGGAAGGTGGTTAAAATGGGGAGAATGTATCTTGCAAAATATATGACTCCGGATAGTTTAGATAGTGTTAGAGAGTTATGTAAAAATTCTAATGAGCCTGTTAATCATGTGTATTTACACTGGACGGCAGGGTGGTATGGTCAAGCTTATGATGATTATCATATTTGTATAGATAAAGACGGTGAAATCTATATTATGTGTGATTCTATAAACGATTATTTACAACATACCTATAGAAGAAATAGTTATTCTGTAGGGGTATCCTTAATGTGTTGTGCAGAAGCTGTTGCAAATAATGGGTATGATGCAGATTTTGGACCTGAGCCTGTAACTGCTTCTCAAATAGAGTCTATGGCTCAAGTTGTTGCTGTACTTTCTTCTGAATTTAATTTAAATCTTTCTAATTCAGATGATATAATGACACATTATGAAGCAGCATGTCTTGATGGTTATGGTGTGCCATATGGAACTTATGTGAATGGTGTTTATCAAGGGGATTCTGATTCACGTTGGGATTTGTGGTATATTCCTGATTTTTATGGTCAAGATGGAAAAATGGTGCCGGGAGGGGATTTAATACGTGGTAAAGCAGCATTTTATATAAGAGAGTGGGGGACTGGCGGTGATTAACTATAAGGAAAAAGTTGAAGAAACAAAAGAAGAATTAAAAAAGAAGTTAGAGTATACGAAGGGGATTATAGATAATTATGAAAAAGGAACGAATTTTAAAGTTATTTGTATTTGTATTGTTTGTTGTTTTATTGCTTTTGCCACAGGGTACTTCCTTGGCATCAGAAACAGTGTATCAAGTGAAGGAAACGGAATTGATACAGTTAAAGAACAATTTGGAAAACTTGAAAAAAATCAACAGGGAATCACAAGTGGAATTACAAATGCAACAAACACAAGTACAGAGCTTACGGAAACAATTAATGTTAGCTTTGAAGCAGTCGGAAGACTTGAAGATTCAATTAGAGTTGGCCAAAAACAAGTCGAAGAGCTTGGAAAATCAGTTGATAGAGTTGAAATCAATGTCAGAGAATCAGGAAAACTCATTGAAGGAAGCGAATCAATTATTAGAGAAATACTCTCAAGAGGAGAAAAGAACAAGGTTGAGAATTAAAGCTCAAAGAAATTTCTGGGAAATTGTAGCAGTAGGAGCTATAATTTATGCCGCCAGTAAGTGAGGACGACTTACTGATTTTCATTTTTCCTCCTTTTTATACCCACCCTGTTTTAAGGGTGGGTTTTTTATTTACGTATAAAGTAAAGGTGAACAAAATTTATAAAATTTTTTAAAAAAGTACTTTACATTAAGTAATTTTTGTGGTATATTGTTTTTAGGTTGTTATCCCTCTCTTTAATCTGAATATTGATAGTATGTTATGTTAGTATTCAGAGAGTACCTGCTGTTAAGTCAGCAGGTACAAATTATTTAATTTATTTACTATTAAGTTAAGGAAATTGGAGGAACGAAAGATGAAAGAAACTATGACTGTTCATGAGGCTCTGTGTGAAGCAAAAGTATTGGAAAAACGAGTACGTCAGGCAACGAACAAAACTTTTGTCACCTATAATAAGTGTTCAAACATGAAGATTGATGGTGATGATATTTCTGTTTTTAAGGATAGGGTAAAGGCAGATTATCAAAGTGTTTGTGATTTAATTAAACGTTTTTCTGCTATTAAAGAAGCCATCAGCCTGTCTAATGCAAAAACAATAATTGAAGTTTGTGGAAAAAAGATGTCAGTTGCAGAAGCTTTGTGGCAGATGAAATACGGAGTAGAGTTAAAGGAAAATTTGTTGTATGCTCTGCAAACCCAATACAATACTTGTGTAAATAAGGTTAATGTGGAAAATACACAAAGATTTGAAGAAAAGTTGGAACGTTTTGTAGCTAACGCTCTTACAAATGCCAAAGAGAAAACAAACTCTGAAGACCTGCAGAAATTGACTGAAGTTTTCAAAAAACAAAATACTTATGAACTCATTGACCCTATCGGTATTGAAAAAGAAATTAAAGGGTTAGAAGAGAGCGTTAACTCCTTTAAGTCTAAAGTGGATTCTTGTTTACAGACAAGTAACGCTACCACTATTATTGAAATTGAATATTAAGATTTGATTTTAGTTGCTATGTAATGAAAACAGTAAATCTTCCGTCTTTGTTTTCTTTACAGGTCTTGATGGCAAAGTGAAAATATAATGTGTAAACCTGTTGTCGAGCCCAGGACATATATGTGGGCACTTGTATGTTAAACAAGCATAAAAATACTTAAAATGCTTAATCTTTTTAGAGGAAAAAGATTAAAAGTTATTGAGTATTGTTTACTAAATACTGATTATTTAAATATGTAATATTGATTAACTATATAGAGTATTGTTTATCAAATATCAAGTATTTAGGATTCAATGATAAAATCTATGGTAAATAGGTTTGTACTACACGGAATGTTTAAGGCTCTGTTTCCTCATAGCTGTTATGTAGCAACTATCTATAATTTAGGAGAGCTGGCCGAGTGGTTGAAGGCAGCGGTTTGCTAAACCGCCAGAGATTTTAAGCTCTCACAGGTTCGAATCCTGTGCTCTCCGCCATTGGAGGCGTACTCAAGCTGGTTGAAGAGACTGGTCTTGAAAACCAGGAGGACCGAAAGGTCGCGTGGGTTCGAATCCTACCGCCTCCGCCAAATGGCAGGTTAGTATAATGGTTAGTATACAAGATTGTCGCTCTTGAGATACGGGTTCGATTCCCGTACCTGTCGCCATACTCCAGGATAGTTCAGTCGGTAGAACGGATGGCTGTTAACCATCATGTCGGGGGTTCGAGTCCCTCTCTTGGAGCCAACCGATAAGTAGAAAGTACCTTGACGTGGTTTATCGGCTTTTCACTAAAACTTTCTTATGCCGCTGTAGCTCAATAGGCAGAGCAGCTGACTTGTAATCAGCAGGTTGTAGGTTCGATTCCTATCGGCGGCTCCATTTCCTCGTAGTGCAATGGTAGCACAACGGCCTTTGGAGCCGTTGATGTTGGTTCGAGCCCAGCCGAGGAAGCCAATGTGGGTAGGTGCCCGAGTGGTTAATGGGAGCGGACTGTAAATCCGCCGCGTTTTGCTTCGGTGGTTCGAATCCACCCCTGCCCACCAATTTTAGCAAGTAAAGGACAGTAACTTAAAGGCAGAGTAACAGGAACGCAAAGCCTGTATAGTGTTAGTTCGAGTCTAACCTGTCCTTTTCTTTATAATATGTGGTATATAGGTGGGTAGTTTAATGGTAGAACAATGGCCTCCAAAGCCATGAGATGAGGGTTCGAGTCCTTCCCTGCTTGCCATAAAGTATATCGGGGTGTAGCTCAGTTTGGTAGAGTACATGCCTTGGGAGCATGGTGTCGCAGGTTCAAGTCCTGTCACCCCGACCACAAACGGAGTTTGTAATTCAATGGTAGAATACATGATTGTGGCTCATGGTATCTTGGTTCGATTCCAGGCATTCTCCCCAAACGCTCCGTTAGCTCAGTTGGTAGAGCATTTGACTTTTAATCAAAGGGTCCCGCGTTCGAGTCGCGGACGGGGCACCAAATATTTTGAAGGTATTGATTTCGGAAATCAAACGGTCTGCAAAACCGTGAAAACAGGTTCGACTCCTGTTACCTTCTCCATATGAATCTTAATATTTCCTCGTAGTCTAATTGGATAGGACATCACACTACGAATGTGAGGGTTGGGGGTTCGAGTCCCTCCGAGGAAGCCATGCGGATATGGTGTAATGGTAACACTACAGCCTTCCAAGCTGTCGTTACGGGTTCGAGTCCCGTTATCCGCTCCATATTAAATTAGATAAGGAAGTGCAAAAGATGAAAAAGAAAGATGAAGTTAGAAATTATGAAATTGTCTATGTAAAACTAAACTGTGGCATCGAGGTACCTATTAAATTGATTGTCAAACAAGATTTTAATAGGGTAATTGCTTTATCTAATGAAAAAGCAATGGGGGTTGTTTTCCAATATTTTAGAAAGAAGACTGGAAAATACATGAATCGTGCTTATTTTAGTAGTTATGTTAGTAGGAGATTAACTTTAAATCCTGAATATAAAACAGTCGCTGTTTGCAATAAAGAAGATTATTGGAATGAAGAGTATGGGAAACAGTTAGCTGTTGATAAGATGAAAAAGAAGTTGGATAGGGTAGTTGAAAAGAGAATTGATTTTCTTACTGTTGTTTTAAGAAATCTTTTTGAATTGTTTGTTTAATAATTCGTCCCTGTGACGGAATTGGCATACGTGCTTGTCTTAGAAGCAAGATTTTCTGGGTTCGACTCCCAGCAGGGATACCAATGATAATGTTTTAAAGCGGCTGTGGCGGAATAGGCAGACGCAAAGGACTTAAAATCCTTTGTCAGTAATGACGTGTGGGTTCGAGTCCCACCAGCCGCACCAAGTTTAAGGGGCCCGTAGCTCAGCTGGTCCAGAGCCGGCGGCTCATAACCGCTTGGTCGGGGGTTCGAATCCCTCCGGGCCCACCATTTAAAAGTAATATAATATGTTGTAGGGGACATATTATATTAAGTGGCTCTTTAAGCGTACTCTGGTTGTTTCGGTAAGGTATAAGAGCCACATATTGGCTCCATAGTTCAGTTGGATTAGAACAACGGACTTCTAATCCGTAGGTCGCAGGTTCGAGTCCTGCTGGGGTCACCAATGCAGGAGTAGCTCAGTTGGTAGAGCAAGGGACTGAAAATCCCTGTGTCAGTGGTTCAATTCCACTCTCCTGCACCATATATAATTAAATAGTTATATCTATAAAGGACGGCTTTGGTTGGTTTTACTGAAGCCGTTTTCTGTATATATGAATATGTTATATATAAAGGTATGTAGGGTCCTTGGAGGTATAGCTTGTGAGTAATGATTTATGCACAGTTGTAACAAGAAATAGAACTGTATTTCTTAACAAAAATTTAAGTTTGAAAGAAGTTATCGAAAAAACAAATGATATGGGTTTAAAGTTAAGTTTAAGGAGGACGTTGCAGTACTATGGATTAAGGTATGTAGAGGATAGGTCTTTTATATCAAGGTATAGGGAAGAATTTAATTTATTAAATCGTTCTATGTATGACATAACATTACATGAATTATTGGTTTATAAGGAAACATTAATATATCGAAAAGCATTTAAGTAGGAGAGTTTAATATAATGTCTGTAAAAATTGGGGACGAGGTATTTCATAATACTTTTCCACCTATCGATGGGGTAGTTACTATAATACAAAATAGAATAAATAATGAAAATTTGATAGGTGTTTTACGAATGGATACGGGAACAATATTTTGGGATGATGAAAGTACATGGGACGCAGTTAATATAAGTAAAATAAAACAAGATGATAATATTGTAGATGTAGAGTATCAAGAAGTTTATTAGAAAATACTTTACTTTAAGTAAATTTTGTTGTATAATGGTAATAGATGGTAATAAGTGGTTATAAAGTAGTTTAAATGGTAGAAGGGGGTTAGGGTTATGAGAAGTAATAAATTAAAAAGGAAAGTTGTTTTTTCATTAAAAGTGTTTTTATTAATATTCTCTGTTTTTATAGTTTATTCTATTTTTTATCTTGCAGGTATTTTACAAGCAAAGAATAAGTGGGAAGTTAGTAATATACCTGTAAAAGTTGATAGAATTGAACAAAAGGAAACTGTAAATATCAAAAAGAAAAATATATATAAAATTGAGGATACTGTTGTATATCAAATACCTTGTTCCGATAAAGAGTTAGAACTAATGGAATATGTTGTTGAGATGGAAGCTCATGATTTAAGTTACAAACACAAAGAATTGATTGCTTGTGTTATTGTAAACAGAGTTTGTTCTAAACTTTTCCCGAATACAATAAATGATGTTATTACAGCAAGAAATCAATTTCCATCGATATATAATTACTACAACAAAAAGTTTCACCCTAATCAAGACACTAAAATGGCAGTTTATAATGTGTTAACTGGAAGGGTAAATAGGTCTATGGTATCAAAAGACGCTGTTTTCTTTTATAACCCATCAATTTGTGGTAGTAATAGCTTTTTTGAGAATAGGGAATTAGTTTTAGAGATGGATGGTCATAGATTTTTTCGTTAAGTTGTATAGGTGGTATTTTGGTAATAACTATAGATAATAACTTGTTAATTTTGGTTTTATCGATTTTTTTGTTGTTTACTGTAATATTGATTATTTTTTTATTGTTAGAAATAAATGAATTAAAGAAGCAGACTGGGTATTTGTTAAATACTATGAATACTTTGTCTGGTTTAGAGAATTATAATCTTGAGTTGGGGGAAAATATATATCAAGCAATATCAAATTCTGATTCTGAACAAAAAGAAGATTCAGAAGATGAAAGTTTAACTTTGGAAAAAGCTTTATATAGTTAATAAGATAATAGGTTAAGGTTAATGGTAGTGTAGGAAAGAGGGTGTAAGATATTATTTAAATTAAGGATACTGATATAAAATGAGTGATATAGATAAAAATGTTAAAGAAGACGTTGTAGTTGGAAACTTTCCATTAAATTATGTTGCTTTGTGTGGAGATGTTGTCGATAATCCTATCTTCCATCATAAAACACATGATGAGAGTATTTATAGATTTTTTGTTTCTGTACCAAGATTAAATAGGGAAGTTGCAGATATAATACCTATAGAAATATCTGATAGAGTTGTTGATTTGAATAAAATTGTTAAGGGAAATAAGATTGGTATTGAAGGACAGTATAGGTCTTTTAATCAACAAAATGAAAATGGAAAAGTAAGCTTAAAATTGTTTGTTTTTGTAAAAGATGTAACTTTTATGGAAACAGAAGGTTTTAGTCAAAATGACTATGCTAATTTTGTAAGGTTAGTAGGGTATATCTGTAAAAAACCTGTGTATCGAAGAACTCCTTCAGGAAGGGAAATTTCAGATGTAATTCTTGCAGTAAATAGAATATATGGAAGGTCAGATTATATACCATGTATTACTTGGGGAAGAAACGCAAGGTATGTATCATCAAATTTAAATGTTGGAGATAGAATTGAAGTAGAGGGAAGGTTACAAAGTCGAAAGTATTATAAAAAGTTAGAAACAGGGATTGAAGAACATACTGTATATGAAGTATCGACTTATAAAGTTGTTAAAGTGGAAAATGAAGAGGTTTAATTTTGTTTGATTTTCTAATATATCTATTAAAATTGTTTTTTACGCTTTTATTTTTCTTTTCTGTAGTTTGTTTTTTGGTTTTATACTGTCTTGTGAAGTATAGTGAAGATTGTATATCAAAACCAGTAACAGAGAATGAATATAAAGAGTTTCTTGAATTTATTGATGATTATAATTTAAAAAAGTAATATCCGTGAGCGCCTGAAAGTTTGTTGACACCTCCTTAAAAATTTTGCTTCTTTCGATTGGTCTTTCCCAATGGTTTCCGGGCTTAGCCATGGGTTTTCATTTTTCAACGGGTAATAAGTGAAAGAATATTTCTGCTCACGTTTATTATACAATTATCTATGAGGGTACTATGGCAGCTATAACTTCTGATATTGTTGATTATAGAAGAAAACTTGATATTTTAACTACTTATCTTTCTTTTTATACAAATGAAGAACTTGAAAGCTTGTTTAATTGTACAAAATTGACTGATATTTTAGATAATTATGATTATGTTGAGATAAAAGCAAGGTTAGCAAATTTTAGAAATAATGCACAAGAGTCCGATGTACAGATAGGCTCAATAGTTACTGTTAAAAAACCTTATTTAACCAATGGTTCATATAGTTATCTTGATGGTATTGTTATAGGATTTCGGACGGTGTATCTTGATGTAAATAGGAGAGAGTATTATAGGGTTTTTGATATACTTGTTAGACTGTCAGATTCTCAAAATAATTATCGATATGATGTTATGCATGAGGTAGTTAGTGACTTAATTGTTTCAGGTAATGTAATTGATAAAGTTGAAGATGTGATAAGGGAATATAATAGGTACATTTTGGAAATACCTGTGTAGTTGTGGAGTTAGGTTAATAATAAAGATATTGTAGAGAGATTTAATCTCTCTAATTTTTTATAAAAAATTATAAAAAATTTTATAAAAAATACTTTACATTAAGTAAATCTTATGGTATAATATAATCGAGGTAGGAAAGTGTAGTAAGTGGGTTCAGTTAAAGGGAGGTAATGGTAATGAAAGAAATGTTAGATGGTAAAAAACTTAAATCTTATGAAGGGTTTGTTTTGGGAATGAATTTAAGAAGTGCCTATATGCTTCTTATGAAATTGAGAAATGCAGATAAGGAGTTGATAGTAACATTAAAACAGTATGTAAGGAAATGTACTAACAATGAAGAATCTTTAAGGGTAACTGTTAGGGATGATGGGGACACTTACTTGTATAAAGAAGTTCTTGAGTCTGATAATATGGAAGATGCAGAAAATGAGTTTCGGTGTTATCATAAGAGAACTTATGTGGATAGGGGGTATGATTGTACTGGTCAGTGGTTCACTTCCTGGCACAAAATTTTCTGTATTAATGGAAATTACGTGCTGTATCATAGTATAGCCTGTGATTGTTGATGGGGGTGGAGGTGATTAGATAATGACTATCAGAGAGTTTATTGCGAAAAGTATGATTGGTGGTGTAGAAGATAGGTATTTTAAACTGATAGAAATCAATGCACCTAAAGTTGTGATTGAAAGTTGTGAAAAGGTTTTAAATGATATGAGGTCTGGAATAGTTAAGGTTGGGGGCGATGTTGAAGTTCTTGATGAAGAGTATAAAAAGGTAGAAGTTAGAACGGGAAGGGGAGGTAAAACTTACTTACATATTAATGACAATGTTAATTTCTTTCCACAAGCAAAATATGGTATGTATGTTAAAAGGGTTTAATGGTAAAAGAAAGTAGGTGCAATATAATGAACAAGTCCTATAAAGATAGAGTTTTTCTAAAGTCTGTGTACCAGTTGGTAAGTCTTTTTGGGTTGGTTGTAATGGTTTTAGGGTTTTTTGGGATTATGGGGGTGGTAGGACATTCTGAAACAGAGTATGTAATTAGTTCAGTAAGTATATGGTCAATTTTTGATTATGTGTTTTATGTGTTATTATCTATGTTAGTAATTTCTGCTGGGTATGCTTTTGAAAGTTTTGGAAAATATGGTGTTTATGTACAAGAAAAGTGGTTGAAAAGGTTAGAGGGTAAGTAAAGGAGGTTGTGGTTTGTTATGTGTAATTATGATGATGTGATTCGAATTAAAAAGGGAATGGTTTTTTGGTGTGACTTGGACCCGGCTATTGATAAGATGAATGTTCCGTATTTGAGCAATGAAAAGGGTATAGCAGTAAAGGATAAGGTGATGTATGGGAGACGTCCTTGGTTGGTTGTTTCTGATAATTGTAATAATAAGGCTGATGCTTTATGTACTGTAGTTCCATTTAGTCAGAGTTGTGACCCTTCACTTCCTTATCATATTCCTGTTAAGGTTTTTAGTGAAAGTAGCACTATTTGTGTTGAGCAGGTAAGAACAGTAAATTGCCAGATGTTGGTAAGTTATTATTGTACTGTTAGTGATGAAGTTCTTGGAAAAGTTGAAAGTGTAATCATTAAGTATTTTGGACTTCCAGCGCAGAATTTGTGGCAGGGTATTGGTATTAAAAATGCTCTTGACAGGGTAGAAGCTTTGATTGGTGGTATTGTCGATAAAGAGAAAGACAAAAGAGCTTTTTCTGAAGAAGATGTTGAGTATTTAGTTAAAGGGGTCTTAAAGAAGTTAGAAACTAATAGTGTTAGTATTGAAAACAGTATTCAAGAGGAAGAGAAAAAAGAAAAGCACGCTGAAATCGATTTGTCTAATGAAAGGGTTAAAAGTTTTTACAGTAAATACCCTAATGTTTATCAGAAAGATTTAGAAAGTGGGTATGTACAACCTGTACCTTATGTAGATAGAACAAATAAAAAATCGGTTAAACAGAATTGGACAGTTGAAAATTGTAAAGAGTTTTTAAGTGACTGTGATAATTTGTCTATCGGTGATGTGATTAGTAAGTGGGGGTTGAAGGATAGAAAAGCCTTTTACCAGAGAAAGTATTATTGTAAAAACGCGTTAAAGAAGGCTAATAAAGATTAAATAAATAATTTAAAACACTGTACTCTTTTTTAGGGTACAGTGTTTTTACGTATAGGTTAAAAATGAAGGAGGGATATTTTTATGTCAACAAAAGATAGTTTAGGGGATAGAATGAAGGAAAATTATGAAAACAGGTATCGTATATTTTTAACACGAAGAACACCTGTTATCATAAGATTGGATGGTAAAGCTTTTCATACTTTTACAAGGGGTATGGATAAACCTTTTGATGATATTATGTTAATTTCCATGGTAAGTACTGCAAAAAATCTTTGTAATACTGTTATGGGATGTCAAATAGCCTATGTACAAAGTGATGAAATTTCTTTATTGTTACACGATTATAAAAAATTGGAATCGCAAGCATGGTTTGATTATAATTTACAAAAAATTTGTTCCGTATCAGCTTCTATAGCTACTTCCAGTTTTAATCAAGTTTTTAGGTATTTAGTTTCTACAAATTCTAAAACAGAAGAAAAGAGAGAATTATTGTCTAAAAAGTTTGATAAAGCTAATTTTGATGCCAGAGCATTTAATATTCCCGAGTCTGAAGTATGTAATTATTTTATTTGGCGTCAACAAGATGCTATAAGAAATAGTGTTGAAGCTGTTGGTCAAGCCAATTTTTCACAAAAAGAACTGCATGGGAAAAGTTGTAAAGTAATAAAAGAAATGTTGTTGGAAAATAAGAATCTAAATTGGGATTCTATTTTAACAAGGTATCAGAGGGGGATATGTGTTAGAAAAGTGGAGACAGAAGATATTATTAATGGTAATAAAGTTTTAAGGTCAAAATGGGAAGCAGATTTTGAAATACCCATTTTTTCTGAAAATAGAAATTATACTGAAGAATTATTAAGGACGGTAGAGGGTTAATATGTCAAGTTTTCCTATAGAAGAATTTGAAAATCAAGAACAGCTAGATAAATGCTTAAGTTATTGGAAAGAAAAGTTAGGGTTGCAGAATTGGCTAATAAAAGCTAAAATTATTAAACAGGAAGATTTTGAGTTGGATGGTTGTAGTGGTGAAAATTCTTTTGTATATGAAAGTAGAACATCTGAAATACATCTTATAAGTAAAGATGAGTTTCCTGAAGATACTGTTGAAAGATATTGTGCTGAGTGTATTTTGGTACATGAACTTTTACATTGTATGTATTGCTATATGAGCTATAAGGGAAATAAAAATAAAAAGACGTATGAAGTTAAATATCTTAAAGTGAACGAACACCAGAAGTTGGATAGTATGGCAAAGACTTTAATTATGGTTAAATATAATTTACCATTAGATTATTTTTACAAGGATTTTGAGGTAGAGGAACAGGGGAAATGACGTTAGAGAATTTATATAATATACTAAAGGAAATAAAAGAAGAAATTGAAAATCAAGGAAGGGTTAAAATTGCAGGAACTGAAAAAGGTACAGATAATATTCCTGTAGTAGTAGTTACATATGATGGTGGGTACATGGGAGCCTCTCCTTGTTCGGAAGTTGAATCAGTTGGGTTAGGTTTTGATTGGGACGCAGGCAAATTAATGATTCTTACAAAAGATAAATTATATACAGGGAAAACTTTAAGGAGGAATTAATACAAGTGCAAGGAAAGAAACCTACATACGAACAGAGAAAATTTTTATCAAGTAAGGGTTTAGATACTTATACGTGGTTAGTTCAGAAAGACTCTACTAAATGGATGCAGTTGATAAATAAAGAAACTAATGAGGTAATAAGAGTTGATAAAAAGTGAAGATGAAAGTTTAGAAGATTTTAGAAATCAAGAAGACATTGACTTTTTTATTGAGTTTTTGTTAAATAGTTCTAAATTAAATCAGTTGGTTGTTTTGTTTAAGGATAAAGCAACGAAAATAGCAAGAGAAAATTATTATCCAGAAAATGGGTTAGTCATATTTAAAAATCTAAATGATTGGTCTATTGATGGGTTTTCTTCTTTTGAGATGTCAGAGTTTTTAATTAAATATAGGGATAAAATTAATAAAATTCTTTTTACTACAAATGATGGTAGTGTACAGGGTTTTGTTAATGCTTATGAGTCAGAGTTGTTTTCAGATTATGGTAACTATGCTTCTGTTGTTGTGGTTGGTGATGGAAAAGGTGTTATGAAATTTCCTGGTAAGATTAATCCAGAAACAAGCAGGTTGTCATGGTCAAGTGATACTCTTTATGGAAGTTATAGAAAGACTTTTAGAAGATAATTGTCTTTCTATAACTCTTTTAATTTATTTTAATTATTTTTACTTTATTTAATGTTACTAAAAATAAAATCACTTCTTCTTAACTTATTATCACTATTATCTTCCGTAAATGTAATAAACGTAATAAATGTAAGAGTAGTATGATAAAGAATACCCTTATTTATCCTTTTATAAACGCTTATAATAGTGTTACTAATAGTGTTACTAAAAAGATAGGTGGTTTTAGTTTAGTAAAAGATAATCCAGTAATATTAGTGAGTTATTGTGATTATTATGCTGGTTGATAGCAGTACATTTCTATCATAACTTTTTTCACTAAAAATTGAATTAAAAGAAATTATAACAGGAATGAAGCAGGAATAAATTGAAACAAAATAACATGACAGAGAGTGAAGTAAACTGAAATCAAAAGAAAAATATAAATAAAATTAGTAATAAACAAATAATAACCTATAAGAGAGAAAGAGAAAATGATTGATTCTATAAAAGATTTTTTAAGCAAAATTGTATTATTGTTATGTGGTATCACCCTATCTTTTCAGATAGCGAATTTTATATTATGCCGATGTATAGATAACGGGTTTATTCCAGAGGAAGATACTTTATTTTTCGTAAGAGATATTATCAGTATGGGTAACGTGATTTTTCAAACCTGTAAATATTTATGTGGAATCGGTATCCTATACGTGTTTGCAAGTTATATCCAATATATTTTTAGGGTGTATTGTCAGTAACAAAAGGGTTATATATATAAATTTGATAACATGTTCTTAAATTTTTATTAGAGAATAGGGAGAGTAAAGAATGAGTTACGAAAAAGTCAACCCTATATTAGAGGTTTTAAAATTATGAGAAAGATAATAGAAGCAATTGAAATTTCAGAAGCAGGTATCCGTGATTATTTAGGTGGTACACAAGAACGTACACCTATGTCCGAGAAATATACTGTATTTGGTGTCAAGTGTGGGGAAATCATTTCAGAAGATAAATTTCTAATGATAGTTAAAAAGGGAATTCGTAAAAGTATTTCGAATTACATGAAAAACGGAAAAGTCGGTGGAACACCTATTAGTGAGCTAAGAGTAAGTGAATATACTTTAAAATCACCGTTTACTTTCAGTGGAATTACGGATAATGAAATTAAATGGAGGTCTGAACGTTATAGAGACGCTAAAAAGTTTTATATAGAAAATAATAAAAAACCACCTTTAGAGAAATGGTGGGTCAAAATCCATTTATATTTTAGATATGGTTATGTTGATTTTTTAAAGGAAAATTCAAACGAAATTAAGAAAGAAATATTAAGTATGGTAGATGGACATCCGAATATAGAGATAGATGTGTCAACCCCGTCTTATGACCATTTCAAGAAAGATAGAGTTGCAGTAGTTTCTGTAAGTATGCACATATCCTACGACCCAGACATAGAAGGTAAATAAGAGGTTTGTAATATGAATAAAATTAATTTAATTATAGAGGGTTTAAATAAAGTAAACGAAGCCGGTATCCGTGATATAAAATATGGAAATAAACAAGAACGTACACCTATGAATGAGAAATATACTGTATTTGGTGTAAAATGCGGTGAAACTATTACAGAAGAAAAATTGATTGAAATATTGAAAAAAGGGATACGGAAAAATATTCGTAATTATATGAAGAATGGTAAAATCGGTGGTAAGTCTATTACTGAATTTGCAGTAGGCGATTATACTATGAAGACACCTTATATGTTTAGAGGGATTACGGATAGTGAAATTAAATGGAGGACTAAACTTTATAGAATTTATAAAAAGGAGAATATAGAAAAAGGTAAACCTTTAGATAAATGGGATGTTATTATTTATCTATGCTTTAAACCACATTGGTATCCAGATTTTCTAAACGAACATTCAGATGAGATTAAGAAAGATATAATAGGTATGGTAGGTAATCATCCAAATATAGAAATAAGTGTATCAAGTCCTTATTTAGGGCATTATAAAAGAGATGAAGTTAGGATGGTACAAATAAATTTACATATAGCATATGACCCAGCAGATATAGAGTAAATAAGAGGTTTGTAATATGAATAAAGTTGGTTTAATTATAGAAAGTTTAAGAGAAGTTAATGAAGCAGGAATACGTGATATAAAAACAGAGGTATCCGATGATTTAAAGGATAAACTAAAGGTTAAGGATAAGATATTAGAAAAATATAATAAAAAAGTAAATAACGGACTTACAGGACAAAAAAGAGTAAGAATTCATAATTATGGTTCTTATTTAGTTCCTTTTGATAGGTTTTATGGGGAAGAAGTTTTCAAAAAAATTAGAAGAGATTTTGAAGGTTTATTAAATAATATTGAATTTTCAGTACAAGATATAAATAAAAATTTGTACACATTTAAAATAAAAGATTGTTTAATGGGAAGTTGGAAAGAAAGATATTCAAATGAATGGGATACACCAAAAGAGAAGACATATAATTTAGCCGGTAAGTTTAGAGATACTAAAATTTATGATGAAATTGAATTTTTGAAATTAAGTGGAAAAATAGGGTTTAGTAGAAAACAGTACACAAACTTTGTGTACCCTAATGGGGCTGTTGAAACTAAATTAGAAAAATCATTAAAAGAGCCTATCGAGTCTTATTTTAATAATATTTATGGACGTAATAATGGGTCTGGTATATTTTGTTATGTTGATTTTGAAGATACTTATTCTAACATTCCAGGATATTGGGCTGGTTTAAATAGAGATAGGGTACCAAAAACACATGTTACAGATGATGAAATTTATGTAAACATGGAAGTAGAGATTATACTTCAATGGCTTTATGACCATAATGGGTGTTATAGCAGATACTATGATTTATAATATAGGGAGTTTATAATGAGAAAGATAATAGAATCAGGAATTATCAGTAATTCAGAACTGAAAAAACTAAAATCAACCTATAAAAAGGGAGATAGGGTTGAATTATTAAAAATGAATGATAGACAGGCTCCTCCTGTAGGTACAAGAGGAACTGTAGAGTTAGTAGATGATATTGGTACCATTCATGTACGCTGGGATACAGGTTCTGGGTTAGGGGTAGCCTATGGGGAAGATAAGTGTGTGAAAATCAGTGAAGCAGGGATCAGGGATTTAAAAGGTGACATATATAAATATAAAAAACCCACAGAGATAAGGGATTCAATTTCTATAAAAAATATACTTAATGGTGAGTTACAGAAGTTTTCTCAAAAAGAAGCAAATAAAAAGATAGATACAATGCTTGGCTTGTTAGATAAAAAATATGATAAGTTTATGGACTATTGTAAAAATGAACAGTATATGTGCTATTATAGAAATGTACATGATGAAGACTACCATTTGGATAATTTACATGGGAATGGATTTTATAAAAATAGTACAATATTAGTAACAGTTATTTTATCTAAAACAGCAAAAGTATCTCCTGATTTTCTTAAATCTTGTTATAAGGATTGCATTTTGCCAGGGTGTGAGATGAGGGTTTCCTCTTATATAAGAAAATGGGATGATTTACCAGAAAAATATAAATGGGTGATTGATGAACCTGATAAGGTATTATTTACACAAGTAGAATTTTTAGTTTTTATTGATGAGGGGTATTAAATTTATGAGAAAATCTGATTTGATTATAGAAAGTTTAAATGAAGCAGGAATCAGAGATATAAAATCTTCTGATATAAAATATGTAGTAAGTGGCAGTGGGAATTTAAATGATTACTTACATAGTGTAAGTAAGAGTACAATTCTTGGACAAATCGTAAATTATGTAAAATCATTGAAATCCTTAAAAGAAGTCAAACCCGCACGTGACTTTTTCGGTTATGAAAGTAAGGGTAGAGATATAGAAAAACTCTTTAATGACTCTAATGGTACTGAAAAAGATGAGTTATATGACTATGTCAGTAAAGTGAATAAACAGTACGATAGTAAATATAAACCCGTTTTATCTAAAATCTTAAAAGACTTTGAAGAACTGGATAGAAAAAATCCAAATCCACTTAAAGCAATTATGGATTATGGTGATGGGTATTATACCGAAGAAGTTTGTGATAGATTTAATATAACGATTGAGTCAAAAGATTATGCGGGTTATACAAACGTAAATGGTAAGTACTGTATAAGTATTTGGTTAAAAGGTGAAGATGACGATGACTGGATTGGAAGTGCAGATGAAGATGGGTTTACCTATGAATTAAACGCACCACCGTCTTGTAAGAAAAATTTATATGTATGTGTTAGTAAACTTTATTTGTGTTATGCCTTTGAAGAAAACATAAATAAAATAAAAAGTGGTGTAGATAAATTTATTAAAGATAACTTTTAATAAATTTATCATTGGTGGATAGCATGAATAGACAAAGTTTAATTATAGAGGGGTTAAACGAGGCTGGAATCCGTGATTTTAAAGGAAATACACCTAAAGACGAGTTTAATAAGGTAGTGGAAAAACATAGATTAGGAACATTAAAAGTTCTAAATTATAATTACGATACCCCTTTAAATTTAAGTGATGCTGAATGGTTTCGTGACGAGTTTGATAATTTATTGAGAAAATTGTATAATTTTGTATCACGTAAAGTACGCTATAATTTAAAAACACAGTATTACATTCAACATTGCACAGATAAAAGAGCATTTAGAGAAGCTAAAAAGTTGTGGAAAAAAGAAAAAATACATTCTTTTGTGCCTTTTGCTTATGTTCATTTAACTTTTTGTGTAGGAAAAGATTTTTATACGGAAGATGATGCAAATAAGTTTGGTGTAGACGATGTTATAGAAATTCTTACATCAAAAGAGTATTGTGTGCCACCTTTACAGAGAGAATATATTCAAGTTGTTAATATAATACCTATAAATAAGGGTAGTATAAAACCTGTTTTATATATTAGTAGTTTTGATGGACAAGATGGCAAATTTTTTAATTTAAGAGCTGTTTTTGATTATTTTCCAGAGGATAATGATATATGAGAAAAGTATTAGAAGCTGTTGAAACACCAATGCCTGAAGACTTGTTTAAGGGTACGTTTTATACAGGCATTACTGTAAAACAGATGGTGTACAAAGAGGGTAAAAATGATGAATTTGTAAATTTCATTAACAGTATACCTGATGATAAAGGAAAAACGTTTTTACAGATTGTAAGTGAAGATGATGCTTACAGAGCATATCGTAAGGGTAGGAAATTAATTGTAACCTATACAGATGGAAATGGAAATACCGAAGAAATAATAACGTTTGATGTTAGTGACGATGATAAAACAAGAAAAGCCTGTTTGTTCTTGTCAGATATTATAAATCAGGTAAGTAACGAGGTTGTAACTTACGAAACTAAAACTAAAAGTTATGTAATTAAACAACATTGAGAGATGTATGTTAGCTTTATTTATATGGCCGTTTAAATAAGGATTTTTTGAAATGAGAAAAGTAATTGAAGCTGGAATACGTGATTATAAAAAGGGTATAGAGCCATTGATGCCTGGAGATAGAATGGATAAGGATTCTGCTAAAAAGTTGGCAGAAGAAATTGGTGAATATTTATATAATGGTGTAGACGGTATCAAAAAAGAGGCTGGGGTTGAAATATATTCTGGTGGTAGTAGGTATGATAGAGGGAAAAAACGTTATATGGGTGCCGTTTCTATGAAGATTAGATTTGATTATGATATTACAGATTGTGTAAATTATTTTAATAGTTATTTACAAAGAAAATACAGAGCTAAAATATCAGATGTAGAAGAAACAAGAGCGTCAAATACTTTTTTTAAATATGTATCATTGTATGTATATGTACCGTTTATAAAGTAAATAGGTAATAGGGGGAAATGGGTTATGTCATATGAAAAGTTAGCACCTATATTAGAGGGTTTACATAAATCAGTAAGTAGTATAAACGAGTCTGAAAAGGTTTATAGAAGAGATAAAAATGAGATAGAAGCAGCTGCAAAAGTAATCAGTAAAGCACCTGAAGGAACTGAAATAAAAGTAACTTTTGTAGGACTTGGGTATTCTAAAGCAGTAAATCAGATATATAAAATAGAGGGTTTTAGTAAAAAGAAGATAGTAGGTTATGATGAAGATGGAAAGCGTTTTGGAAGTTGGGTATTAAATTCAGGTAATGTAAAGAAATGGATTTGTGGTAAGGGTGCTTATGAGGTTAGAATCATAGAACCAAAAGAAAGTGAATAAAATAAGTGTGATTTGGTGAATGATATGAGAAGAATAATAGAAGCTGGGATAAGAGATTTTAAAGGCAGTGAGTATGATAAAGTTGAGAAAGTCGATTTAGATAGGTTGATGTATGATTTAAGAGACTGTGTAAAGAAATTTTTACAAGATAATCCTATATACTATTTTTCTTTTGACTTTGGGGTAGATAAGGGAACTGTTCCTTATGCTTGGTGCTCTTTTAAAGTAGAGGAAAGTCAGTATAAGGGTAAATATAAAAAAGTAGATTCAAACGTTCTTAAAAAAGCTGTAAAGCCGATAGTAAAAAAGAATTGTAAATTAGAGGTAGTTTGGGGTTATTCTGGTTTTAGTAAAGATAGAGAATATGAGATAAGAATTACACCTATAGTAAAGGAGTCTGTAATGGAAATTGAAAGAGGTAAGAAACAAAATTTAATTCTTGAAGGGTTACAACAAGTTAAAATTGATGAATCAAGAGTAACTGATAAAGAGCTGAAAAAATTTGTAAAAAGCTTTGGTGTTAACTATACGCATGTAAGCGACCAACTGTTTTCAAGAAAAGAAACTAAAAAAATAAAAGATAGTGTAGACTATGCTAAAGAGCAGTTTTTAAAGGATTTAGATGGTCATTCACTTGAGTTTTCAGTAGATTTTTGGGTAGATAAAGATACTTTTTGGAAAGATGATTATGTTTATAGTTATTATGTATGGGCAGTTGTAAAAGATTCAGAATCAGAAGAGACTAAAAAATACTTAAAGTCTAAAGGTTTTGATTTTACAAAAACCGGAGCTTTTGGTAAGAAATATTCAAAATAAAGATATAAAAGAAAAAGGATATAATAATTACGCCTATAGTAAAGGAGTCTGTAATGGAAATTGAAAGGTTTAAGAAACAAAATTTAATTATTGAAGGACTTAATAAATTAAATGAAGAAGATAAATGGGTTACGATGAATGGAACTCATGTTTTAGTTGATGGTGATGGTAATATAAAAGATGAAAAATTAAGAAATAAGGTAAAAGGTAGTCAAGGTTCAGAAACTAAAAAGAAAATAGATGATGAAATTTATAAGAAAGAGTTAGAATCAAAAGTAGATAGCAGGGTACCGTTTAGGGGTAAGGATTTTTTGAGTGCAAGAACAGAGGAAGGAAAGAAAATTGCACAAAGAAACGCAAATTATGCTAAAAAAGGGTATTTAAAAGATTTAGATAAGGTTAAATTGAAAAAATCACCGGGTAGGGTTACTTTCTGTGGTGATGATGGAAATGGTAGAAGGGCTGAGTTGTCAATTAGTTCAACTATTAAAAAGGTATTTAAATCAAATACCGGAAAAGCCCTTGTTACTGTTTTAAAATCAATGGGTTTTGAAAGTGTTGGTTCTGGAAATGATGTATGGTTTAAAGAATATCCTGAAGACGATGAAGATTAAAGAGGTATAATATGAAAACAAAAACAGATTTAATTCTTGAAGGGTTACAACAAGTTAAGATAGATGAAGCTGTAAAGAAAATAACGTTTGCAAAAGCAGATAAAGAAGTTAAAGGTTTATTGAAAACGTTAAATGCCGAAGAAGTTGGTAAAAAGGGACATGGTACTGAATATAAATTTCCAAAACCAATGAAAGATTTAGAACTTGGAAAAGAAATTTATAAACATTTTGAAAAGCAGGGGTATGATGTAGAGTATTGGGATAAGAAAGAATTTGATACATCTGAAGATGACAAGCCTACATCAGATGTATCAATAGATATAAGTAAATACAAACATTTAGTTGTACAAGTAGAAAAAGGGAAATCACCAGATATTTTAGTGGTTGAAGTTATAGATTATAATTGGTAATAAAGAAAAGGAGATACTGAAGATGAAAATTTTACATCATAATGATTTAGACGGACGTTGTGCAGGTCATGTGGTAAGTTTATTTACAGGTAATAAAAATTACAAAGAAGATTATTTTGAATGTGATTATACAACAAATTTAAATAAAATACCTATTCAGAAAGATGAAGAGGTTTATATAGTTGATTTTAGCTTTTCTAAAAATACATATACACAATTTTTAAATTTGTTAAATAAGACAGAAAATGTGGTATGGATTGACCATCATGCAAGTAGCTTAGATTTATTGAAAGAACATCCTGAATTAAATAAACGTTTTAAGGGATTAGTTTCAAATGAATATAGTGGTGCCGCGTTAGCTTATATGTATTTTTATGATAAAGAATTCAATAAAATTCCTTCTTATATCCAGTATGTTTCTGATTATGATACTTGGTCTTTTGAATTTGGAGAAGATACGGAATATTTTAAGTTAGGGATGGATTGTTTAAATACTGTGGTTGGCTCAGATGTATGGGATAAGTTAGATGTTGACTCAAATAAAGATGATTATGGTTTTTTAAGTAGACTGGTAGAGGATGGTAAAATTATTAAAAAGTATTTAGATGCTCATTATAAAGAACAGATTGAAAGTGATGGATATGAAATAACAATACCTTTTAATAATAAGTTTTATAGGGCTTTGGTGTTAAATGGACATGGTAATTCTTGGGTATTTAGTGATAAGTTTAACAGTGAAAGATATGATTTATACATATTATGGAATTATGATGGAACTATATATAATTATAGTATGTATTCTAATAAAGATAGGAAGGGTTATTTTAATGTCCAGAAACTTGCTGAAAAGTATGGTGGTGGGGGACATGAAAATGCCTCTGGAATTCAGTCAAAAAAGAAAATTTGGTAATTGTAGAGGTTTAAAATGTTTAAAATTAAAAATGGTGCCATATATCATACAAGAGGAGATACGGCCGATTTTGATTTAGAGGTAGATTTTAAGGATAGAGATTCTGTAAGTTATTCAGCCGTATTATCTGTTAAAAAGAATATTAAAGATACATTATTTGTATTTCAGGTAAGGTCGGATAATGAAGGACATTTTTCAATTCCTCATAGTAAGACACAAAATTTACCGTTCGGGGAGTATGTGTATGATATAGAGATAAAAATAGATGATGATAGTGTAGAAGGATGGTATTCTACTATAGGGCCTTTCCCATACTATCTTATACCAGATGTTACTACATAAAGTAGTAGGGGGGTTGTAATGGGAGATGAATTAGTATTTTCAGTAGATAAGAATAAAGTATCATATAAAGTAACAGATAAAAATAAAGTATCTTGTAATATAGTAAATAATAATAAAGTATTATATAGCGTAGTAGATAAGAATAAAGTATCATATAAAGTAGAGGTTATAGGTGGGAGAGGTAAGGAAGGAAAGTCAGCATATGAGTTAGCTGTTGAAAATGGATTTGTTGGTACAGTAGAAGAGTGGCTAGACTCATTTTCAAATGTATGTGAAAGAAATTCTGTATACGAATTCCCGAATATAGGAAAACCTAATGTATTGTATATAGATAAAGGTGGAAATGGGACTTATAGATGGGACGATGTAGCTAGAAAATATTATTGTATAGGTAAGGATTACACACAAATCAGGTGTATAGATGGAGGTAAAGCTAATAATGGCTGATCAGACTTTAAGTAATGTTACAATTCTTTTAAGAAATGATACTGTATTAAATTGGAATACAGAAGACCCTGTACTTGGTAAAGGTGAAATTGGTATAGAAATTGATACCGGTAAATTTAAATTTGGTGACGGAATTAAAAGTTGGTCACAGTTAGGTTATAGTGGAGTTTTAGTAACTGCCTCTAATATAAATGGTAATATTAAGATAGATGGAGTAGAAACCACTGTTTATATATTGCCAATGGCTAATTCAAATACTTTAGGTGGTATTAAATCCTCAACAGGAAAAGGTGCTGTTGAAGTTGATAGTACAACGGGTACGGCATCTGTTTCAGCTGTTTTGACTGCAGACCAATTAGCTAATGCAAGAACTATTGGAATTACTGGGGACGTAAGTGGTTCAGCAAGTTTTGATGGGACGGCAAACATTTCAATTTCAGCTGTTTTAGCTGCTTCTGGTGTAACGGCCGGTACATATACAAAAGTAACAGTAGATTCAAAAGGTAGAGTTACTTTTGGGGAAACTTTGTCTGCCTCTGATATTCCGACTATAACTTTAAGTAAAATTTCTGATGCAGGAACAGCCGCAAGTAAGGATGTCGGTACATCAAGTGGAAATGTACCTATATTAGATTCTAATGGAAAGTTAGATACAGCTGTTCTTCCTTCTCTTGCTATTGGTGATACAAAAACTGTAACTACTGAATCAGACAGACTTGCTTTAACAACATCAGATGTACAAAAGGGTGATGTTGTTATTGTAACCGGGACGAATAAAACGTATCGTGTTGTAGATGATACTAAATTAGATTTAGAAGCAGGTTATGCTCAGATTTTAACACCTGATTCACCTGTTCAGTCTGTAAATAGTAAAACCGGGCATGTAACTTTAACAACATCAGATATTGCCGAAGGAAGTAATTTATATTATACACAAAATCGTTTTGATACTGCGTTTGCAGCTAAAGCTTCGACTGGTTTATCTGATGGAGCAACGATTGTGAAAACAACAGATACTTTAATATTAGACTGTGGAAATGCATAATGGAGGTGGCATAGATATGGCCACTTTAACAATTAGCGATGTCAAGATTCAGCTCAGGCACGATACTTCTCAAAATTGGTATACATCAAACCCTGTTTTGAGGGCAGGGGAGTTGGGGTTTGAGTCAGATACAGGTAAAAGTAAAGTCGGTGATGGTTCAACTTCGTGGAATAGTCTTAATTATTTATACGCATTACCTGTTCATACTCATGTTGGTACAGAAATAGTATTAACTGGTTACTCTAAACCTAATTCTACAAGTGCCATTACTGTAAATGATACTTTGAATCAAGCTATTGGTAAATTAGAAAAGGGTTTAGATGAAAAACAAGAAGTTTTAAATGTAATAACAGACGAGGATATAGCGTCTGCTTGGGGAAGTATAAATCCTTTTTCAGGTGGTGGAGAAAGTTCTTATGTATTACCTGTTGCATCTGCCAATACTTTGGGGGGTATAAAAGTAGGTAACAATTTATCAATAGACGATAGTGGTGTATTATCTGCAACAGATACCATATATACTGACTTTGTTGGTAGTGGGACAACGGCACAAAGTGGTCTTGTCCCAGCTCCACCTACCACGGCAGGAACAACGAAATTTCTCCGTGAAGATGGTTCGTGGGAAGTTCCGTCAGGGGGTGGTAGCTATACCGCAGGAGATGGTATCGACATCACCAACGATGTTATCTCATTGGAAACCGCATCTGCAAACGATATTGGTGGTATAAAAGTAGGTGATGGGTTAAGTATTGATGAGAATGGTGTATTAAGTACCATCGGTGGCGGGGCAGGAAATGCAAGCGGAGTACAAGTAACGGAGTTGTATGTAAACGATAGTGGTGCGAATACTGGAAATATTATATTGAGTAATTCATATAAAAATTATGATTTTATCGGATTTAATTTTTCGTGGGAGGCAGAATCCCCCGCATCTAATAATCCAATTCAGAATTCCTCAATAGTTTCTGTTCAACAATTAGAAGATAGTAAGGTTGGGAAATTTTCTATACATGGTTTCGGCAGTCGCTCTACTCATTTTATTATTGTAGACGATACTACATTCAATTGTACTGCAACCGAAAACGGACAAAAAATTAGTAAAATCTATGGTATCAAATTCTCAAAAAACCTCTCCGAACAAATGTATAGTAATGTGTTGTATGAGAATAGTAGTGGATGGGGCAGTGGTAGTATTACATTAAGTGATTCGTTAGAGAATTATGATTTTATACAATGTGATTATAGAAACAGTAGTGACCCTTCTCAATATATTAATTCTAATATATTCGATGCAAAATTACTATTAGATGGAAGACTTTTATCTATTTGTGGTTATAGTTCTCGCTATTTTAATGCAACTGTTACTTCTTCAACAGTATTAACATTACTTGCAAGAGGAGATTATGTTTTAACAAAGATTACTGGTTACAAACTTGCAAAAGGTGGTTACTCTGGTATCGTATCAGACGCAAGAATGACAGTAAAGAGTGGGTTTTTAGATTTAAGTAGTGGTCTTGGAAATAACACATCTAACACATTTAATATTTCTTTTGATTCTCCTATGCCAGATGCCGATTATGTTGTGTTATATGATAATGTTGGTCAACCAGATGGATATGGAAAGAGTTTTATAACGGCAAAAGATAAAACGGCGAATGGTTTTACATTCTTTATTTGGCAAGACGGACAAGCAAGACAAGCGTTAAATGGAAGCGGTTTTTCTTGGATTGCCATTCGTCCAAACTCTTACACTCGTGAAGGTATGGTAGAAGATGTATTGTATACAACTTCTACTGGTTTTACCACTGGTACAATAAATTTGTCTGGGAACATTAGCGACTATGATTTGATAGAATTTGTTATTGGCGACTCTACAGACGGAGAAAAGTTTACTAACAATCGTGTTTATAGTTCGTCCGTTTTGACAAATATAATGGGGCAACAAAACAAGTTTTTCCATCTTGCCTATTATGGTGGCGGTTGGCAGATGCTCTCTGTGGATTCTGACAACCAATTAAGTTGTAGTAATAGAAGTGGCAATACTGTTTTATATAAAATCACTGGTATCAAATTTGGCAGATATGTCTCTGGTGTTGCGGTAGATACTACAGTAACAGAGAACAGCGATGCAGTTATAACTTCTGGTGCAGTGTATGATGCGTTGCAAAACATTCCTTCTGGAGGTGGGGGTTCGTCTATTACCGTAGATTCCACTATCACACAAGGAGGTACTAACCCAGTAGAGGGCGGTGCAATTTATGACGGACTTTCCGAATTAGGTAGTGGTCTTACTTCTCTTTCTCAAGCGATGCTTAATAAACAAGACAGATTAACATTCGATACCACGCCTACGGCAGATAGTTCAAATCCAGTGACAAGTGGTGGCGTTTATACCGCATTACAGAACTTGCCTACTGGCAGTGGTGATGTAACAACCAACACAGACCAGAACATTACTGGCACAAAGACATTCGTAGGTTCAAAGAAGGTTGGGTTCAAACAGTCTACCACCAAAGATAAATTAGGATTCACATTGTATGGTAATACTGGTACAGAACGTGGTTATCTTGAGTTCAACCCAACGAACACAGTAGACGGCGTTACTGGTTTGATGACTCTTGGTAATTATGCGACATCTGCCGCAGGACTTACACAAGTAGGATTTAGGAGATATTCCAGTATTAGTGGTGCAAATGGTGCGTACAACTTACTCATGCCATTGATTGCGGATGCAAAAAGTCCGTTTAACCTCACAACGAATTATACTAACTTTTATCTGCTATTAGGTGTTACGGATGGAACTATTATGACTAAAGTAGATAAAAGAGGAATTTTGGATTTAAGTGCTATCTTAAATGCACATAGTGGCGGTGGCGGTAGCTGTCCAGTTGGTACTGTTCAAGCATATGCTGGAAATACTGTTCCTAATGGGTGGTTACTGTGTGACGGAAGTGCAGTATCTCGCACAGACTATGCGGACTTATATGCTGTTATTGGTGATACATATGGAGCAGGAGATGGCACAAGCACTTTCAACTTGCCGAATTTGGTTGACAAGTTTGTTGAGGGTAGTGCTACGGCAGGAACGGAAAAACAAGCAGGACTGCCTAATATTGAGGGATATTTTTCTATT